TCTGCCTCAGCGTTAGCAGTTAAGATTTCGTCTGTCATATTGTTTCCACTCATTAACGCCGAGCGATGGCGATGAGCGGATTATAACATAGCAGTTTACAAACTCTCAGAGAAACGGGATCTCAGTTTATCCCAACCAGCGAACTGTAGTATTTGGTCATATGTAATAATACGACCGGATACCTGTTGGATTGTGTCAGTACTGGATTCGTGTAACTCAGCTATTGCCTCCTCCCGGAGGGTATGGATAACCCCAACGAACCGAGCAAAGTGTTCGTGGTTATGTAAAGCATTTAGGTCATTCTCTATACTCACTGCATTCCTTGAGTTTGAATTTCACCCATCTGTGCGGGTGCTGTACCTACGCGACCAATCTGAGCATTCTGTGCTTGTTGCATCTGGAACGTGTACTGACCAGCGTACTTTTGGAGTCGGGCCTGGAAGGCTTCGTCACCCTGAAGTCGTTCCGCTACGTCTGGCTGTTGGGCGTATTGCTGAATTACCTGCATTGCAATCTGTGCGCCCGCTGGGCGTGCAGGCATTTCAATGCCGGAGAATATCTTTGTTAGGTCATCAGTAACATCCTTGACCACCTGCTGTTGCGCTGACTCAACTGGCTGAAGGACCGCGTCCGCCATAACTGGGTCAATGCTTGCGGCAGCTACATCAAGTAGACTATCTACATTTAGGCGACCATTTGCATTTAGTTGGTTTAGTGCAACGAACTGTTGTAACTTAGCCTGAACTGTGTCAGGATCCGTATTCAGGACATCGAAGTTAATCAGGATGTCAAAGTTCTCATCCGGGTTACCTTTGTTGAAGACCTGGGGATCGGGAATACCTGTTACCCGGAAGAACACTTCATCGGGTCCAAATCGCTGGAAGCATCTGAACGCCATACGCAGAACCTCGGCTGAGTGACTAAGGAATTTATCCACCAGGAACTGTTTGCGTACCTGGCTAATGGCTGTACCTTCATCGAGTCCTACCAGCTTGTCGGCTAGGTCAGTAAGCGTATTCTCAATTTCGATTGATCCACTTGGTGCTGGCGGGGTTGGCGCAAAGTCCAGGTCCCCCTTGCGCCGGTAGGGAATAAACCGGCCTGGACCCCAGTCAGTTGGGGCTTGACCAACCGGGTGCAGTACAGGCGGAAGTGTAGCCAGGCTGTTTCGGTCAATGCGGGAATCGCGCTCAACCTTAACGCTGTTCTGAATACCGCGAAGAATCGAAGGAATTGTAAGAGTATCGTATAGACGCTTACTATCCTCGGATAGTTTAGTAACAACTACCGGATAATCCTCGTATCCGTTGAGAAGTTCAAACTTGGCGTAGCCCTGAGTCATATCATCGCCACTGAACTCACGATGAAATACCGTGCAGTAAATACCTTCAGCCCCATCTTCTGGGTCCACTAGTCGCTGGTAACCGTAGCAAATTTCAATTAGCTCTTCGGCCTCATAAGAAATGTCAGTAAGGCTTGTGCTTCGACGACCTTCCTGTTCACGGTCAATGCTGTCAATGTTAACGCCCCGATATTTACTGATAACGTGTTCAACGAATCCTTCATCCCATCCATCGGTTACTACCTTACTTTCCAGTTCCTGTGGGGTATAATACGTACGCCAGAAACAATAAGGCGCGCGCTGTGGGTCCGTTACATAAGGTGGGAAGAAGAAGTCACCATCAGGAGCCAGTGTCTTTACATCGGGCGCATTTACTTGACGGCGCACAACTGGGAGTTCGGCAGTACCATTTTTGCGAAGTTCCTTAAGTGCCTTCTTTGCGCGCTTCTCGGTTACACCGTCAAATACGTTCATCATCATCAGGATAAGCTCTTCGTCACTTTCTCCTGATTCGATTGCCTGGTATATTTCTGGGCTAATGTCCAGTATCTGTTGCAAATCGAGTTGCTGTAAAAATCTACGATCCTCGCGCTGCCATCCGACATACGTCATAAGGATTCCGCGCTCAAGCAAATAGTTGGCCCCAAGTTCCATCTCGCGGTAGAACCGAGGGATGTATCCGCTTGATACCATCCACTTCAGGAATCCTGACACAAGACGGCTTCTCGCAATGTCTCCGCTTTCCACCGGGAATGCTCGGACATTCGCTCTGTTGAGTGAAGCCATAAACAGGGAGACGAGTCGCGTAACTCGCTCATCAATGAGATGGCACTCCACATCCGAGGCTCCCTCCCAAGGGAAAGCATCAGCCCCGTGCTTACGGTGATCGCGGCTCTTTCCGGGCCACCAGTTCCGACGATCGTCGTAGCTGGTACGACATAGATCAAAGTATGGCTCTAATTCGTTGACCGTTTGCTCATAAGCATAGCGCAGGGTCTTGATGTCGGGTTCGTCCTGTAAGTAAGTTAGGGACTCAGAAATTGAATCATTCTGCATCTTCTGTGTTTATTCTTTGTTGTATTGATTTTAACAAGCGGATGGTGTAGGCCGATGATACGCCTATTGTATCACATAGCTCTTCATTGGTCATCGGCACTCCAGTCTGATGTAGGACGTGCCGCCTCAGAATCTCCCAGCTTGCCAATCTATCTGTTTGTTCTCTGCACCACTTTCGGTCCAGGGTTATGTCCTTATTTTCCGACATACCGATAGGTTATCCCTTTACTGTCCCGAATGCCCTCGAATGTAACGACCTTTCCAACCAGTCGTCCTTGCCATTTACGAGGGATTAACATATTGACCCGCTTCCCAATTTCCTTGCTATATACTACGTTGTATTTTGGATTAGGTGCTTCCTGTAGTACCTTACCCTCGTAGTGCTTGGGGATAATCTCCTCGATCATAAAGGAGTCCTCAAGGATGGCTGTACCCTCCTCGGTAACCCAGGTGTTCTTACCCTTACCGGTAAGGCTACCTTCCGGCAGTTTTTCGAGTGCTATACGAAAGGCTTCATCGAAGCTGACTTCCATATCTTCTGCTATTTTTGTAAGTTTCTTCTTGGGCATTAGTATCCTCCTTTTCCTTGGGTGGTTGTTTGCATATCGTGTGAAGCGAAGTAATCAGGTCCGTATCCACCATTGGACATTCGCAAGTATCTCAGAATATCGAAGAAGTCTTTAAGGGCCTCGTCGCTTTTTCCTTGTGAGTTATAGTTAATAATACTATCAATCAAATTTCCGCAGTCCTTGTGAACATAGCACAGTGGTCGATTGGCAGCATCAATTTCGTAGTTAGGGTTATAGTTAAACCATTCGTCCAGTGCTGTGCAACCAATCTGCTCAGTCTGCCCGTCTGATGGTAAAAAGCTCATACCGAAGTCATAGAACTTGGTGAACAGATCCACGTTGTTTTCATTTTCCTTAGCAAAGAAGCGGGAGTCACCGATGCGCTCCATTACTTCTATCCCTAGTTCCTCTTCAATCTCCCTGAAGAGTTCAACATAGGATTCAACGTCATATCCAAGTTTCTTGGCCGCTGGTCCGTATCTCCACTTAGGATCCCCGAACAATGCCCACTCACCGTAGGTTGCTCTGTCAGGCCATTCCCTGCGGATGAATACCTCACCCTCCTCCGAAACGCCAGCCCATAGGGCTACGTAGTTCCTAGCAAAGGCGGGGTCAACCACTTGATACCAGGTTAATGCCTTGCAATCCGGGAATGTGAATCCGTATTTGTTAGGTTCACCGGATATGACATTGATCTCGGGGCTGAAATTCGGCAGCAATGAGGTCATTGATTTGGTCGGTAGCCCGTAGGCACGAACCATTATCTTGTCCTCGCTCTCGTTGCGGAGGTCCTTGGCGATACGATCATAACCACCAAATGGATTCTCATCGGAGTGCAGATAAACAACTCCGGCGTCACGCTCAGGACTGTACTGAACTACCGGTACTTCCCGGTTAAGAAGTTCTGCCTTCCTGGTTTGTAGTGTCTCCGCCCCTTTGAGGTACTCCGAAACGAACGGCGTGTACCCGTCAATCGGGGTAAAACCAAGGAGCATTTTTGAGTTCCGTGTAGCTAGTCGGAACCGCAATGTATTTACCAGCGCAGCATCACCCAGGTACTCATCCAGCCAGGCCCCTATATTTAAATTACTTGCTCCCCTGAAGCCGAACTCAAAACCTTCAAGGATGGTTTGGTTATTACTGAACTGCGTATAGGTCTTGAAGTCCACGCGGGTTCTTGTATCGGGGAAGATGAAGGAACTTCCCGTGAAGCCATTCTGCATACTAAAGTTAATATAACCCTCGATGCTCTTGGTCTTCCTCTTGAACTCCTTGGGCATCATTTCCCAGATAGCAGCCTGCTGAACCTTGACCGAGGTATCAGCGTTCTGACTGAAGCACACTACGTGACCATCCTGGTTCTGCGTAACAGCCTCCATTACCATCTTGGCGCAGCCCGTTGTTTTTCCACTGCGATTCCCGCCGAAGGTGATTACCTCGTCGTAATTCGTTAGGGCCTGGCGCATACGCTCCCACCCGGCCAGCTCAAAGCCGTACCGCAGAGGATCCTCCTCGGCGGCCTGTATACGACCCTCGTGCGCCCTATGAAGCTCCTCCAGTAACTTAGGATCAGCTTCACCCAGGAGTACTATCTCCTCATCCGATGGCGGCTTGAGGATCGGGTGACGTGTGAACTCAATCGGCATTATA